TTATTTTTTTAAATGCCCTAAAGGGAACCCTATCGGCCCTTGCCCTTCTTTGCGTTCTTTGCGTCTTCGCGGTTAAAATGTTTTAATCCGTTTCATTTTTATTTTCCGTTTCTTCCGGATCTTCCTTGTCCTGATCTCCGACCTCCGACCTCTGACCTCCGACCTCTGATCCCTGATCCCTGACCTCTATCCCCTCGTCTTTTTCCATCCGCCGTTCCACTCCCCGCTGCTTCAACGTCTCTTCCCAATCCCCGCCCTGTTCGGCGATGATCCGGGCCAACGTCAAAATATTGTTATCCTTGGCCAGGATAAACGCTTCCATCTCTTTCTTCGGGTCCACATGCCCCCGTCGCGGGGGGACCCACCGGCACATGGTCAGCATGTACCGCAGCGCGTAAAAATCAGTGCCCTTGGGATAGGACACCAGCCCGCGCAAATAGGCCTCTTCCTGAACCATGTCCCACACCGGCTGGCAAAACCCGTCCACCAGGTGTTGTTGATAGTTGGCAAACACACGACCGGCTTCCAAAAGGGCCGCCCGGGCAGAAGAGTAATTGGTCTTTGAAAAATCCTTGGCGATGACTTCATATGGCATCCCCACGGACGCACCCACGGCCCGCAGCAGTCTTTCCACGAACGGGGCAAAAGTGTCGGAGGGACGATCCGATTTCAGAATATGGGGTTTCTCATTCTCGTTGCCGTAAGAAACCGTCCCCGGCGCAAACTCTGAATACCGGATGGGATCCTGATCATTTGAAGAATCACCGCTGCCACCACCAAACGCGGACGCCGGCGGTAACGATTCATATTTATTTTCAGTTGAGATAAAGACCGAAAAGGAAGCCGCGGCCATGGCCCCGATCAATTCGTAATCGAGGTAATCGGACAGGTTCCGGAAAAACGGCATGGCCGGCGCCAGGACCGACACCCCCCGGATCTGCTCATCTGTTTTTTGCACGAATCCGTGCAGCATCCCCGGCCGATGGGCAATCCGGGCCGGGACCTGGGAATATTTGGATATGTCCAGGCTTGCAAAACTATTTGAAAATGTGTTTGACCCGTCCGGGTTGGCCACCCAATAGGATTCCGGTGCGCCCAGAAGGTTCATGCGGATCCCGTCACGGGTCTGTTTATCGTTCTTTTTGGTCTCCGGTGACCGCACCCGCAAGGGGTGAATCGATTGAAGCGCCAGGGAAAACAGCCGATTATCATCATCGATCATAATCGGCTGCCGAAAATACTCGCCATGATTAAGCAGACAGTAAATCGTCACCATCTGCATCATCCAGAATTGCATCCGTCCCCTGGCATCAGCGCAATGCCGCGCCCAGAGGGAAAAGGCCAGCTCCTGCTGATCCCGGATCGCCCGGGCGGTGGCTTCATCCCACCCCAGCATCTTCCAGGGAATCGCCGCCTGGGGCGCAAGCCCGGTCCCCACAATGTTCGTGGCCATGGAATCGATGACCGAGGCCGCGTGGGGATCGTTATTAAACAGCGCATCGGCCCGGTCCACGGAGACTTCCCGCTCCCGGCTCTCGGACAACCGATTCAGCTTATGCACAAACCAGTTACCCAATGCCCCTTGAAACGATCCCGCCTTACGCGACACCCCGCCCACGTTGCCAGCGGGCACGGGTGCTGCAGTGCTTTTGGTCAAATCCAATTTTTCAATCGCTGAAACAGCCATAAAAAACCCATTTGAACCGCAAAGGCGCAAAGGCCGCAAAGAAGAGAAAGAGCCGTTTTTTAAAAAACCCGCCCTTGTTTTTATCCGCCGTCCCTCTGGCGGACTTTGCGCTCTTTGCGCCTTCGCGGTTAATTCTTTTCATCGCACTGCCCGAAAAGCTACCGACTGCAATCCACCTGTCTTCCCATCCGCTTCCGCCTCGATCGCGCTCTTCTCCGCATTCAACCAGGCCAGCATGTCCCGGATCTCGGTTGCATCAACCCGCGTCAACCGCCGCCCCTGGATCATGTATTCCTGCCCCGCCGCCACGGCCAAAAGCGCCGCTTTCCAGGACGCGATCTGTTCGTCGATTTCCGCCGATGTAAAAATGGCCATAAGAATAAGTTGCTTGGGTTTATTGGGTTGCTTGGGTTTATTGGGTTAACTCAACAAATCCAACGAACCCAATGAACTCAATAAACCTGTTTCCCTTCCCTTTCGGCGCCGGGGTTCGTCACGCCCCGGCGCCCCACGAAAGGAGGATGAATGAAAAAAGACTATATGTGGTTTCGGCCACATATTGGCCTTTCAAGGCTTATGAAATACTATATGTTGTGGTTTTACAAGTAAGGTTGCGCAAGGTTGCGCAAGGTTGCGACAAGAATTTAAATTTTTTTATATTTTTTGATTTATGTCTTGACATATATCAAATTATGCATTAAATTACGGTTAAACAATAACAAAGGAGGTCACCAAATGGCAAAATATAGTATCACTTTTACTTGCGGTCATGAAGAAACCCATCAACTTTTCGGCCGGCATCGGGAAAAAGAGCGACGAATTGAATGGATGGAAAACAATATGGTATGCTCCGAGTGCTACAAAAAACAAATCCAGGAAGCCCGGAAGACCGCTACGGCCACGGCCATTGAAGCTGCCGCGGAGCGCGGACTGCCCGATTTAACCGGCACCGAAAAACAGATCGCCTGGGCGGAAACCCTACGATCGCGAATATTGGAAAGTATTGAGAAAATGATGGGCGACCCGGAGCTCGCCGAATACGTAAAATTTACTCGTGAGCAGGTGGAAACGGTCTATCAGATGATAAGCGCCGAGGACTCCAGCCGGTTCTGGATCGATCATCGTGACAATAATATTGATCACCTGGTCGGCCGTATCATCCAATCCATTCCCGATCCGGAAAAAGAAGCCGAATTGAAATTAAAACATGCCGCCGAGGCCGAGGCCACACTGCGCCCCCCTGAACCGAAAACCGAAACCGTGGCGCGTATCGAGCGTCACGAGCGCTCCATTACCATTACATTCCCGGAAAAACGCGATGATTTCCGGGAGGTTGTAAAATTAAAACTCGGCTTTCGCTGGCGTAACGATTGTTGGTCACGGCCAGCGGCAATAAAAAGCATCATCGCCGATGAGCTGATCGGTTATGCCGGTCATAAATTATTGGCCAACGGATTTATCGTGATGATCACCGATCCGGATATGCGGCAAGCGGCAATCGATGGATCCATCAAGGGTCGCTGGGTAGTCGAAAAAAAAGGAAAATTCGCGCTACGCTGGGAGCGTGACAGCGACCTTTATTCCGAGGCAAAACGGTTGACCGGCTCCCGCTGGGACAAGCCGTTTGTAACCGTCCCCGGCGAACATTTTACGGAAGTGCTCGATTTTGCCGAGATCCATGATTTTGATATTTCTGCGGGGGCCAAAGAGCTCGCTATAGTAGCTGAGGCGGAGAAAATAGCTTCCCTGGAGGTGGATGTCGAGGAAACACCAGCGAAAAAAAAAGGCCGCCCGGATCTCGATATACCGGATAAAGAGACGATTGACGATGAGTTCCGAGACGACATTGACCCGACACCCGGAACCCAGGCTAGCGCGATAGCCGCAGCTGGTTTTGATCCCGTTGCTCTGGGTGGAAAAATCGTGGATGGAAAAATATTCAAACCCGATGCGGATCCGAACAGCCCCGGCGAATGTGAGCGTTGCGGACACCCGGGCATTTGGATTGCCGGAGCTGGCATGACGCTGTGCCATCGCCATCAGGATGATTACTAATGCAAACGATCACTAACCTGCTTCCCCATCAGGCCGCGGCGGTGGCCAAAACGGCGCCCAGCCGTATCGGGGCACTCTTCATGGAAATGGGCACCGGCAAAAGCCGTACCGCCATCGAGCTGGTACGGCTTCGCCGGAAGCGCATATCGAAAACCATATGGTTCTGCCCGGTGTCCCTGAAACAGACCGTGAAACACGAAATTTTAAAGCACACCGACACGCGCCCCAATGAAATCCATATCTTTGACCACAAATCAAACATGCGAACATTGCCCGAGGCCGGCTGGTACATCGTGGGAATCGAGTCCATGAGCGCCAGCAAACGGGTGATATTGACCGTCAACAGCATCGTGGATGAAAAAACATTCGTTATTCTCGATGAATCCCAGTACATTAAAGGCCACCGGTCGGCCCGTACCAACTGGATCACGGATATCTCAAAGCGCGCCCGGTATCGGCTTATCCTCACGGGCACACCCATGAGCCAGGGCATCGTCGACCTTTTCAGTCAGATGCGCTTTCTCTCTCCCAAAATCCTCGGGTACCGTTCTTTCTACTCGTTCGCCCACAATCATCTCGAGTATCACCCCAACTATCCGGGCCTGATTATTGAGAGCCACAACACCGAATACATCGCGGCCAAAATCAAACCCTATGTATACCAGGTGACAAAAGAAGAATGCCTGGATCTGCCGGACAAACTTTATGAAACCCGCTATTTCGAAATGACCTGGGAACAACGGGAAGTCTACGATCAGGCCAAGATTGATCTTTTAATGGATATCGATTACGATCATTTTAATTCGATCACCATTTTCCGCCTCTTTTCCGCTCTACAGCAAATCGTATCGGGTTACCGACGGAGAAAACACGGTGAAGAGTGGCAAGTAAACTATTTCATCCACTACCGCGACGAGATGCTGGGCGGGATCGTCAGCCAAATACCGGAAACCGAGAAAATAATAATATGGGCCAAGTATCGATATGATATCGATACAATCAAAGCCGTGCTAACTGAATGTCATGGAGAGAACAGCATCGCCCTGTTTCACGGCGGCATCAACGAAAAAGGGCGCGCCGATCAGGTGATGAGGTTTCGACGGAATGCACGTTTTTTCATAGCCACACCGTCATGCGGCGGGCACGGCCTGACCCTAAACGAGGCCCATCATGTTATCTTTTACAATAACAGTTTTAAATATGCCGAGCGCCTCCAGGCCGAGGATCGCTGCCACCGCATTGGCCAGTCACAACCGGTGACCTATATTGATATTGTTTGCGCCCAATCGATCGATGAACGCATCATGACCGCCCTTTCAAGTAAAGGCAACGTTGTCGAGGCGTTCAAGGCCGAGGTAGACAAGGTAAAGGGCGAGGGGCGCAAAGATACTATTAAGCGAATGATCGAGACGCTATAATGCCAAAGACATATTTTAAGACCAACGTATACGACGCAGCTATAGAACGAATTAACACGGTGTTCGACCATTTCGAACGTGTCTGTGTCGCTTTCTCCGGCGGGAAGGATTCCACCGTCACGCTGCATTTGGCCCTCGAAGTCGCCCGCAAACGAGGCAAAACGCCCGTGCATGCGATGCTAATCGATCTGGAAGGCCAATATAAAGCAACTATCGACCATGTTTTTGAAATGTTCTCCGACCCTGATATCAAGCCCTGGTGGATTTGTTTGCCAATTAACCTGCGTAATGCATGCAGCGTTCACCATCCCTATTGGTGTGCATGGGAACCCGGGGGCGAGTGGGTGCGGGATATGCCCCAGCACCCGGCAGTAATAAATGATCAGAGTTTTTTTCCCTGGTACCAATATCGCATGGAATTTGAGGAATTCGTTCCGAGATTTAACGAATGGCTGTCAAAGGATATTGGAACCGCTTTTTTAGTCGGCATTCGTGCCGATGAATCGATGAATCGATACAAGGCCGTTAGAAAATCGGCAACCATCAAAAAATGTGCCTGGAATAATATTCAATGGTCATCTAAGTTTAAGAAAAAAGACAAATCCGTATCTTTCTATCCTATCTATGACTGGCGGTTTGAGGATATCTGGAAATATATCGGCGAAAAAAATTTATCTTATAATCGTCTTTACGATTATATGTATTTAGCCGGATACCCTCCTGTTGAAATGCGTATTTGCCAGCCATATGGCGATGACCAACGCAAAGGATTGGATATGTTCCACAAAATCGAGCCGGAAACATGGTTCCGGATTGTTCAACGGGTGGAGGGCGCTAACTGGGGCGCCCATTACGCCAAACAAAAATTAATGGGCTATAAAAGCGGGCTGGGGCTGCCGCCTACATTCTCGACCTGGCAGCAATATGCTGAATTTATGTTACATACCATGCCGCCGGATTGGCGGGCGATATATGATCGGAGAATTAAAGTTTTTCTGGATTGGTGGGCAGAGCATGAATATCCAACCAATCAAGTACCGGATAAAGCCAAACGACGCCTGGAGGGAAAAAAGAAAGTTCCATCCTGGCGACGAATCTGCATGAGTATTATAAAAATGGATATGGGTAAAAGTTTATCATTCGGTTTTTGTCGAAAAGATACGGATAGACTGATCGATATTAAAAATAAATATGATAACCTATGATGAGGTTTTAACGATGAAACAATTAAATGTTTTCGGAGACGATAATCTCGATAATCATATTGAGGAAATATGTAAAATTATAAAAATGATGCGGCTCGATGATCAAATCGATGCGCTCAATCGTGTACGGCTGGCGTTACATGAGGCCGGCCCTTTTCGAGACCAGCCAGTGGACTGTGTTCTATGGGTCGAAAATGATAAGGTTTCCGCAAACGACTATAATCCGAACAAGGTTGCACCCCCGGAAATGAGACTTCTGGTACATTCTATCGATATGGACGGCATGACCCAGCCGGTGGTAACCCACCGGGATAATGGCGGCTATGAAGTGGTCGACGGATTTCATCGAACCCGGGTTTGCCGGGAAAAACCAAAAGTTCGAGAACGCCTGAATAACTATATACCCATAACAATAATCAATGAACAGCGCACCAACAGGAATGATCGAATTGCCGCCACGATTCGCCACAACCGCGCCCGTGGAGTTCATGGCGTAGTTCCCCTGGTTGACATTGTCGCCGAGTTGATTAAGCGTGGATGGAATGATGAAGAAGTCGCCAAAGAGTTGGGTATGGATGCCGATGAAGTGCTGCGATTTAAACAATCATCAGGACTTCCGGAATTGTTTAAAGATGATGAATACTCAAAATCATGGGAGTAAAAATGAAATACAAAAAAATAGAAGTCGGCAAACCCTGGCCCGGTTCAATTCCCGCCCAGGAGGGTGCCCACCTGGAACTTGGAGCGGATGGGCTGGCCATCTTAATCCAGTTTCCAGGGTTAACACGTCCGGAATTACGGGCATTTAAAAAATTATTCAAGCGCTACTCGTATTTGGAAACATCCACACCGGCCCCGATTGCCGTATGGGTGTTTGAGTTTCCCGGGCCATTCGGCCCAGTCGATGCCAATTTTAATGCCCGGGCGGTTCGGCCGGAATGGATTGAAAATTTTTTAGACGTCGCCGAGGGCGTTAAAAACCGATTATTGATCCATGTATTAGATGGCAATATTTTGCGAGCGAATAAAATGATCGGTCTGGATCCGGCTGCTATAGAATTGTTTCACGTGACAATCCGGAAACAATTGAAAACCAATTATTCCCAAAACGATTTCAACAAATATCTGGCTGGGACCTACCAATATGACTGGAAAGAATTAATGCAAATGGGAAGGATTTTCAAACATGCCAAGTGGAGGTAAACGGCCGGGCGCCGGAAGGCCGCCGGGAAAAACCAGGCGGCGAATAACATTCCGCCTGTCTATCTGGCTGGTCGACTGGCTGAAACGCCAAGAGGGATCCCAGTCGGTAATTATCGAAAAGGCCCTGGTCGCCTACTACAAATTAAAACCACCCGCCGAAACGAAACAATAATTCCCCTTTGAAAGGGGATAAAGGGGGATGTAAACCAATTTCAATACTCGTTTCATTTTACAGCCCTTCCCTTGTTTCTCTCATCTCGCCGACCGCGATATACCGCTGTAATTCCGATTCGCGTACCCGTAGCCCTTCACGTTCACCAAGACGCACGGCCTGCAATTGCCCGGCTTCGATCTTTCGATAGATCGTCGATCGATGATACCCCAGTATCTCGCTGACTCTGCTCAAATTCAACAACCGATCCTTGTTATTCATACGACCTCCGTATAATAATAACCGTAACTACGAAACACGCGAAAAAGCGCGAAAATGGTTTTTAAAAATTTAGGCCTTGCCCTTCTTTCGTGCATTTCGCGCATTTCGTAGTCACAAATCCCTATCACCCCGCCACCCGCCGATTCCGAAACCAATCCGGCTTCACCCGCCCCGGCACACCCGCCCCCGGTCCGCCGGAACTATGGAGGACCGCCAGATCCACCACTGATCTCTGATCTCCGGCCGGGCTCTGCTTTCGTCCATCGTCCATCGTCCTTCGTCCATCGGTCCTTTGCCCCGCAATCATTGCGAGGCTCGGCGTCCACTGATTATCCGCACACGCCATGGCGATCGCCACGCAATCCAACAAATGATTGTCCCCCCGCACCTGGACCCAACGCTGATGTCCCCGCCGATCCCGGCGCAACTCCTCGGCCAGGATCTGCCGGGC